TGTCCGTATCTGTAAGGAGTTTTTCAGAGCCATTTTGAGGAATGAGAGAAACAACACTTTTCTCTTCTATATTCTCTTTTATACTCTTACTCTTACTCTTACTCTTACTCTTACTCTTACTCTCGTGACTATTCGTCACGTTGTCCGTTACGCCCGTCACGTTTTCTTGTGACGTTTCGTCACGTTCTGCCTTTTTCCGCTCTCTATATCGCTTGGCTCTTCGGGCCTCATCGGTGTCAGCTGCAGAGTCGATCATCTTCACGACCTTGGGTAACACGATAGTCCCATCTTCATCGACCTTGACCAGTCCCAGCTCCTTCAGAACTGCCATTCCTGCTTCAACGATATCGGTCGGAGTATCTGTGACCGATGCAAGCATAGCCTCCGAATAAGGAAGCTCAGGAGAGAAACGGAGCTCACCTTCGTGGTCAACTGATTCGACCATGAGCTTGAGATAGAAGTGAGTTATTTCACGGCCATTCGGAAGTGTCTCAATATACTTGATGTCGTGACGCTTGAAGAAGTCCTTCTGGAGCTTGAGCCAGTAATAACGCTTTTCACTCATCTTCCTCACCTTCTTCCTTGAAGACAGTTACCCTCCGGATCAATTCGTGGTATTTACCCTCAATTTCATAGTCAATACGGGCCTTTTTCATGAAGATCGGCTCATCTCCCCTGTCATAGTAGTGAGCATATTCAACCTTGATCTGGTAATAATCAGGGTTATCACTCAGAGCTTCGTCACGGCTTGAAATCGTAATTTTGCAAAAAATGGGCTCTTTTGAGTAAAAACGGAGCGATTTTGCTATTTTTTCGACGGATTCCGTGATTTGTGCCTGCAAGACTTTGTCCTTCATTTGTCCTCACCTCCGAGCGGATATGGAGCAAAGGACTTGAACTTATTTTCGATCTGGACAACGGATTCCTTGACCGGGAGCGTCTTTCCTCCGACTCTGATAACAGTCTTAGCTCCGGCATCGAAGTAAGCTTTGTAAGTCTTGGAAGCCGAGGTGATCTCCTGGATTGCTTCGATATACTCCGTGTTAATAATGATCTTCTCATTCGAGATCGTTCCGTGAAGTTTCAAGAACATCCTTGTTTTCTCCTTTCTTCAGATTTCGGGTGGTTTTAGCCACATTCAGACCTGTTTTTCGGTCTATCCACTGATTGCACCACTGTGACTTGTTTACGTATTTCGGTTTCTTGTGGATAAAAAAGCAGATTCCATCCTTTCCAAAACACTTCCGCTCAGTGAAGCTCCTACAGCTCTCACATCTGAATAATCGAGCCATCATTCACCTCCGAGCTTGGGCTTAAAGCCAAAATTTATATGCAAGTTTGGTATAAAATTGATACTTGGCTTTTGCTTGAGGAATTTCTGACCTTTTAATTGCTACATTGAGAAAATGACGAGACGCATCCATTGAGACAAGTCCTAACTGGTGTTTGTACTCAAACATCAATCGTTCTTTGTCATTTTTGAGTTCTTCGTCTAACATATTGGGGAGAGAACTTATGCAGATTGGCGGTTCATGCAACCATTCATATTCGTCAACGGGGTTTCCATTATTTAGATGATCAACAAATCCATAAAGACCTATTGTTTCATCCAAATATGTTGAATCGATTTTGTAATCATCTTCAAGATTTGAATAATCATCTCCAAGAGCGATGGCATAAGCAAATAATTTTTGAGTCTCTTTGTTCATAAACTTTTCGATTTTTAATGCTTTTTCTCTTTCGGCAAACTGAACTTTTTCCTTTTCAATCTCGATTAACAATTGGTCAAGAGCATTTTTGCGATCTTCGAGTTGTTTCTTTACAGTATCGCCAGCATGAACTTTCTCATGACAAGGACAACACAAAGTGACCAAATCTGACTCTTTTTCTGCTCCAAGGTTTTCGTATGTGATGTGATGAACACTTAAATTCATAGCCTCGCCACAAACCACACATTTATAGCCATCTCTACGGAATATCTTTTGTCGAGTATCTTCCCACGCTTGCGTTTTGAGATATGAATAATAATCAATATCCTCGGGATTATAGGACTCACGGAGTGCCTCCAACAAAGTCGTTTTTTCTTCAACTTCGTTTTGTAATTCTCTAATAGCCTTTGCAAGTTTTGTATCTGCCTGTTTCATAACTCACCTCCGAGCATGGACTCCAGAGCTGCGATCAGATCCTTGATGACCTGTTTTCTGATGGTATTAACGAGCTCATCCTGAGCCATCTGTTCCAATGGCAGGAGCTGAGGCTTTTCCTGATTTGCTTTGTCCAATTCCTGATTTGCTTTGGCTAAAAATTCATCTACAGTCTCTAATCTGGCCAAAAGTGATGATGATTTGGGTGTAATCGTGTAGGTTTGAGCCCTTTTTGGACGTTTTACTCTTTTGTCGTTCTTGTAGACTTCGATCATCTTGTCGATGATGCCAATACAGTCAGAACCTATGTATTTCTCCCTATATCCCTGGCCATTTATGCCATTATTCCATGACGGACGATATCCGAGCGTCCTCGTGAACTCGTTAAGGCTGCCATGTCCCAGATTAGGACATTTCTTTCCAAGCCTGCCCTGGATGATCGGGACCAGCTCCGTGAGCTTATAGAGCTCTTCCTTCCTGATACCATATTTATTTCTGCTCATGTGATTTCTCCTTTTCTTCTTATTCACCACTTCTGTGAAAAATCCACTATGTCCTCGTAATGAGGCAACTCGTAGTCGTTGTCCTGTGTTCTGTGGTCATTGATTTCGATGACCTCGTGCTTTTCGGCATCTGCCAATTTGAGCCTTAACAACTCATTCTCTTTTTCGTATGACTCAACGGTAGAATTGTCTGCAATCAGTTCAACCAACATTCCCAAAAATGCCCCGATTACAAACGCTAACAAACTGTAAATCACTGTCATTGTCATAAATCTTTATTTCTCCTGTCTTAATCTTTTTTTCTGTAAAGTGGCACTCTGCTCCGCTGGCTGTGGCCGTTGAGCCTCCGAGCTCTGCTGATGCGTATGCAGTTACGAAATATTCACCGATGTATTCCGTCTCAATATTCGTCACTGTCTCGAACACCGGCATCGTTCTGTTATTTAGATAATCAAAGACGTCGCTCGTGAATGGCTCCGGTCTCATTTCAAGTCTTCTGCCGACATCGACCTTGTCATGATGTTCCTTGAACCTGATCTCGTTATCTGTTACCAGATAAGTGATCCCATAGAAGAGGCAGGCTGATGCAAAGAAGAGCAGATAGTTGACCGTCTTGATGAGCTGTTCCTCACTTAGAGTTTTCTTCGATCTCAAGCGTTTCATCGTCTTGGAATAATGTGAATGTGAGCTTCGCTGCGAAAGCAGAATAGAGGAGTCCTGCCACGTTGATGGCCATTGGATTAGATGAATTAGATTTCTTCGCTGTATGCTCCATAAAGTCGAGTGTGTCCTTAACAGCTTCCTTAAACTCATCCCGAGTGATCGTGATCTGGTTCTTCATATCGTTACCTCACTTTCTCCAGTGGGAAACAACGGAAACGACCTTGGAATCCTTTCCGGGATCTTCGAAATAAAGCTCGTCTTTATAGATCCATCCTTTTTCGATCTCAAGGTTCTTCTCACCACATCTGAAGTGACGGATTCCCTCTTTCTTCAGAGCCTCATAAGACCACGCTGAAAAGGAACCGAAAAAGACAAGATAGTGCTTTCTTCCCTTCAGTGATTTGTAAACCGTGTAACTCTTTTTCATGCTGATTTGTCCTTTCTTCTGTAAATTTCATCAAATTGGCCTTTGTGAGCCATCACCGCTCTTTCCAGATCCGCATAGTCGAATGACTTGGATCCCAGCAGTTTGGCTGCAATGTTGGCCGAGATAGCTTTCTTCTCTGATTCTGTGAACTCTTTCCGTCCTGCAAGACAATCGGAAAGTCTTGTCCTGGACATACAGCCTGCAGATGCGAGCTCGTTCTGTGTCTTGAAAAATCGTCCGAGTGACGGATAGAGTGTGTTTGAGGCTGTCATGTCGCCTCCTGCTTGACAAAGTTCTTAAAAAAAACAGAGTCTCTTTCCTCTTTATCCATGTGGAGAGCCTTTGCAATCGTCTGGGCTTCTGTCAAAGTGATCTTAGTGTTTCCATTAACTTTGTCAGAAGCAGTCTGTCTCGACACACCTAATATATGTGCAAGAGCGACTACTGTGAGCCCTCGTTCAGCCATCAAGCCTTTAAGCTTCGGATAGTCAATCATTCATTTACCTCCTTTCTTGTGTCAATTTATGCTTGACACTCATACCTTATCAATTTGCATTTACCCTGTCAAGTATAAATTGACAGTTGTCGTGCTTTGTTGCACATTTGTAATAATCGCCATATAATCAATACAGTTTTATAAGGAGTAACCAATATGGATGAATCAGGTTTAAAGAGATTAGGGGAATACATTAGGCTTCTCAGAGAAGCTGAAGGAATGACGCAGGAAGAGCTCGCCAAGAAGTCAGGCTTTGCCGGCAGAGCTGCTATCAGTGCTATTGAGAAGGGAAAAAATAATATTTCGATTGATAAGCTTCCCGATCTGGCAGTCTCATTGCACACAACACCAGGAAAGCTCATGGATGTCCTCTTCGAGATCAATGAGGTCTCATTAACCGACGGATTGTCAGCTGAGAACATCACAAAGCTGAAGAGCTATGCTGATTATTTAAGGTCTACGCAGGAGAGCTAATATGAACCGACCTAAGTGGGACGGACAGAGATGGAGAATCAGAGTGATGAGAGAAGGAAAGACGTTTTCCTTCTCATCTTCCACTCCCGGTGCAAAAGGGAGAAGAGAAGTTCAGCAAAAGTACGATAATTGGTACTATGAAGAAGGATCTGGAGAAAAGACCGTTCAAAGAGTCTCTGCAGAGTATCTGGAAGATGTGAAAGCCAGAAGAGGATCTGATTCTGAAGCATACACTCAGTATGAACGCTATATACGGCTCTACATCGTGCCTAAGCTCGGCCAAAGGAAGATAAGCAAAGTTACCCTCCGAGAATGGCAGAGTGTGATAAACGAAGCCACAGGGCGAAATAAGCCCCTATCCGAAAAGACCTTGAAGAACCTCAGAGGAATCATCATGGGAATCATTAAGTTCGGATATGAAGATTATCAGTGCGAGCTACCTCGTGGCACTTTATATATCCCAAAAGGACACAGTAAGAAGGAAAAGGAGATCCTGCAGCGTGATGACATAAAAAGACTGCTCGAGCCCTCCGAGCTCTGGTATTATCCGGTTTTTGTCATCGGCCTTACGACAGGCATGAGGCCCGGAGAGATATTAGGACTCAGGATTGAGGATGTAACAGGTAACACGATCAGAATTAAAAGATCCGTTAATGCTTCAGGACAGATCACTGAAGGAAAGAATGAAAATGCTCGAAGGATCATACCGATCGGAGAGCTTGCGAGCGGAATCATTCGAAAAACTATTCGAAGGAATGAAGAAAACAATCTTCATACTGAATGGATATTCTGCTCACAGGATGGATCCATGGGGAAACAGTCCACGATGAGAAACCATTGGACAGCTCTGAAAAGTGAGCGTGAGCTTCCCGGCTCCGTTTACTCCCTGAGACACACTTTCATTTCCATGATGAAGTCAGTGCTCCCGGAGCAGTCCATCAAGGACGTAGTCGGCCACTCTGTCAGCATGGACACGTTTGGCACTTATGGCCATATCGTAACAGGAGAGGATAAGAAGATCGCTGAGGTAATCGACCTTACTTTCGGTCAAAATCTTGGACAAAATGAGTCCATTTCTGACGGACAGAAATATACTTAAGTATATAGAAGTCCCTAAAACACGGACTTTTTGTTCATGTGTGGACATACATAAATGAGTTCGATTCTCCTCATCTCCACCACCAAAAACCGCTCAATCGTTTGGATTGTAGCGGTTTTTATTTTGGGTTCGGGCAAATTTCGGGCAAATTGTGAGCAAAAGAAAAACCCCTCTGACCGAAGTCAAAGGGGTTTGTAGGAAGGAGATAAATATGACCTGAACAGTCTTAATTTCATGTAAAGCCCTGTCCCCCGAGAAGGACAGAGCCAAAAAGGGAAAATCAAGACCGAAGTCTTGATTATTTAAGCAGGCAGCTCCAAG